TTTCTGAAGATAATAGTCTTGTACAAGACATCTCAAGAGATTTCTCTAAATTCATCTCCAAGAAAGGTGGTGTTGAAACCCTAACCTTGAACGATTTTATTGTAGAGTGTTTCGAAGAAGCTTTGGAAGAGCCCCTCAAAGAAAATCTTCTTATGCAGTACGTAGACATGCCTAGACTGTCCCGTGATATTTCGGCTCTCAAGACCCTTGTAGTAGGAGATGATGCTCCTGTGGGCGGGGAAATGGGCGGAGAAGAGATGGGAGAGGAAGTTCCTGAAGAAGAAGTACCTGAGGAAGGAATGGAAGAAGAAGTACCTGAAGAGGGTGTGGAAGAAGAGGTTCCTGAAGAGGGTATGGACGAAGAAGTACCTGAGGAAGGTATGGAAGAAGAGGTTCCTGAAGAAGGAATGCCTGAAGAAGAGGAAGGTGTGCCTGTAGGTGACGATTCTACGGAAGAGATTCCTTTTGGAGGCGGAGGTGAAGATGAAGGAACTCCGCAAAACTCTCTTGCTTCGGATCTAGAAGCTCTTGTTAAGAGTTTGGGTCTTGGGAGAGAAGAGGAAGAGGACGGAGACGACCAGTACGAAGCCTAATCTAAAATATATCCCTGCTTGATCCAACGTCGTAGAATATGTTGATGCCTATTCTGCATACCTAAAAGCTCTACGACGATACTTTCAAGTCCCTCAATAGAGTCCTCTGTTATTTCGGAGGACTCTAAAACTTTTTCAAGTTTCTGCATGATATACTTTAGAGAGTCCTGATCGTCATCAGACATCTTGTTTATCTTAGCTTCTTTAATTTTCTTTGATTCCATGAATATCGACCTCAAAATTCAAAGACTTATAAGCTCTAAGCCTTTGGATTGAATGTTTCCCTAAATAGGGAGCTCTATCTATAAAATCATAGATAAAAACTTTGGATTTATTCTCATGTTTTCTTAAAGTTCTTCCTAATGCTTGAACCGTAGCAATCTCAGATTTCAAACCTCGAGCATTAATAAGATGAGTGAGTTCGGGAATATCGACCCCTGTCTGAAAGATAATCGTCCCAATGATTATAGAAGGTCCAGGAGCATCTATAAAGCTCCGTAAGGTCTTATCTCTATCTTCAAGACTATCCTTACCCTCTAATTTAAAAGAGCCTGGAAGGAGGCTGTGTAGCTTCTCCGCATGCTTTAAGTTTTTCGTGAGAATAAGAACTTTTGAATGGTTTCCGGTAATACCCTTGGCAATATTTGCAATCGTATTGTTACGCTCTTCGCTTTCGACAATGTAATCATTGTAAATTTCCATNTAGGACTGACCCTTATATTTGTCTGAGTCAATATCCGGAAGAGTAATCATCTGAATAGATGGAGGGGTGAGATACCCATCTTCGATTAGTTCTTCAGCGGTGACATACTCTATCTCCTTACCTAGAAAGGATGTTAGGGATAATTTAGAAAACTTTTCCGTGGGGGGAGTAGCCGTCATTCCAATCCTGACAGAGGAAGAAGGAAAGGATTTCAGTACTTTAGTAGCCAGTTTCCCTTTAGCGAACTCATGAATCTCATCAAACATGATAAAATCAGAATCTTCTAAATGGGACATAATAATTTTATCCACCGATTGAATCGTACAAAGAGTAATATCCTTAATATCCACCCCATCCCCAAAAGCTACTCCAACATCAATACCATGCTCTGTCAGAAATTTATGCGTTTGAGACAAAAGTTGTTTTTTGTTAAAGAACACAATTCCCTTTTTACCTTCCAAGGCTTTTAAGAGTCCTCCCATAACAATAGTCTTCCCACTTCCAGTAGGAGCTTTAATGATACACGCTCGTCTCTCTAAAGCCTCCTCAACGAGATACTTCTGGTACGGACGATATTCGATCCCTTCTAAGTCATAGTCTCCAAAGGAGATATCGCTTCTGCTGTCCACAAGTTCGAAGTCCCTCTCCAAATAATTCAAATCCTCAATAATGCTATATAACAGCCCAGTACCAAATTTTCCAGTTTTGGAGCTGAAAAATTCTTTTTCTCCGTTCCAAGACCCTCTTCGATAAGAAGGGGTAAATTGGTATCCGGGAGTTTTACAGCTATATTTCTTTCCTAAAGCCTTGAGAAGTTTTTTCTCTTTAGTTTTTAGTACAGAATATACATTAGAAATAAAAATTTTCATAAAATTTATCGTTCTTTTCTATTATAGATAGAAAACTCACATTATTATGTCAGAAGAAAAAACAATTTTAGATCTCGCAAAAGCAGGAGCCGCCCAACAGGAAGCATCAAATCCAGGGTCTCCTCAAGTTCCAGTAAGCAATCAACGCCAGGAAGATTCCTCTGTTTCCGATGCCCTATCAGAACTACTTTCTAAGGTGGAAAGCAAGGGAGCGTGGGTTCCTGTAAAGCTACCATCTCTAGGAAAATACAATGAAGGTTTGGGAGATACGGTTGAGCTTAGACCTTTTAACTTTGAGGATGAGAAAATCCTTAGATCTGTCAAAAACATGACGGATATTAAGAATGCAGTAACTACTCTCTTTAACAGATGCACTAGAGGAATTCCTTACCCCCAAATGAGTTTAGTAGACAAAAGTTATTTGCTTTTTAAGCTTAGAGAGATCTCTTATGGAGCTGAGTATCCTATAGAAGCAGAATGCCAGTCTTGCCAAACCAAGAATGAACTTACTATAGAATTGGATAAGTTGGGAACTAATTATGCTTCCGACGACGCAAGTGCTGAGATGACAATTATGTTACCAGACTCAGAAGTAGAAGCTTCTATTAGAATCCCGAGAACAGTAGACGAGCCTCTTCTAGATAATCCTGCCGCTCTTATAGACAACCTTTGGAGATTTGTTACCCGCGTGGGAACTCACACGGAGCGTATTATTATTCAAAACTTTATTACAAAAACATCGGCAAGAGATGTCGCAGTAATCAGAGAATCTATTTTTGGAGATAAAGCAGGACTTGAAACAAAGGTAATGTTTAGATGTCTCCAGTGCGATAGTGAGCAAATAACAGAACTACCTTTAAATGAAAATTTTTTCTCGGTGAATTAGAAGCTCGGCTAGATGGAGATTCCTTGTATCAGGAGTCCTATATCCTAGTTCACCTTTGTGGGTTTAGCCTTAAAGATGTCTACACTATGACCTATATGGACAGAGGAGAATACATAAAAATAAGAAAGGAAGAGTCCGACAGAGAATCCGAAGAAATGAGTAAAGTAGAACAGTAAATACCTTGAAGGATTTACTATGGTACAACTTAACGGACACAACGTAACCCCAAGACACAACCGACCAGGAGTCTTGGGAAACACTTATTTGGAGTTTTTCTTCATCAATAACGGCGCTTTTGCACATCCTTACGAGGTGTGCAGTGTTCATATATTCGCGGATACCACTAACGGAGATTCTAGCGAACTAATAAACTCAAGCGGAACCTTAGATTCAAGCACTGTAAGCTCATTAGCCAAAATGGAGTTTACAAACTCTGCGACGGTTCTTGGCACACTCCCCGACTCGTCAGGGTTCGANCCAACAGGATTTGGAGACGATGTGAATACAGCCAGTGCAATTTACAGGATTGGGGATGGAGAGGGACACTTTGCAGTGGCACTGAAACCTAACGCATTGTGGGCAGGAGGAGCATCAGCAAATAGCGCCTCTTCCACAGGAAAATATTTTGATGTTTGGACTGTAGTAGATGTAAACGGATCTGATCCAAGAACTTACGTACACGCCTTTGAATTATTCAGGGATGTAATATTCTCTATCACAGAGCCTTTACTGGTCACTACATCTCACGCCTTGGTGCAGAAATACGTAAATAAGAATTCCATTGTAAAATTACAAATCAAATCCGACCACGTAGTAAACAATAGAAATATTTCCGAAGAGATCAAGAACGTTTTTACTCAGTCCGTAGTAAACAATGCAGCTGTTCGAATTATCAAGTTGAAGGATGACACCTCCACAGGTCTACCTTACGACCAAATTAAAAATTGGGGAGATACTTCCGGATATGTCCAAATTGACTCTGAAG